AGAACACTGTTAAGGGCCCATCGTCCCCCCAGGATGTGGTCCCTGTCCCGCAGTGGCGAGGGAATGAAATATCTTATACAGGGCTAGTCCGTCCATCACACGGCAAATGTTATGGCGGCTCCTATATAGCAACGGCTTATCACCAAGCATGCTCACTTCAATTTCAAACAGGAGATACCTATGACTGTTAACGACCATCTGTTGTTAATATCAGGCAAGAGTGCGACTGGTAAATCTGCCAGTCTCAAAGATCTAAAAGAGCAGGATGGTGTCCTATACCTGAACTGCGAAAATGGTAAGAAGCTACCATTCGTCAACAAGTTTAAGCAGTTGACCGTTACTGATACCAGTCAGATCCCTCAGGCGTTCGAGCAGGCCGAGTTAATGCCTGATGCGCATACTATCATCATTGATACGCTGACGTTCCTGATGAACCTGTATGAGTCCACCAAGGTATTGAATTCAGAAAACACAATGAAGGCCTGGGGTAACTACGCCCAGTACTTCCAACTGCTCATGTCCCAGTGTGTAGCTAAATCCACCAAGAATGTGATCTTCCTAGCTCACTCCTCTGACATTTACAATGAGAAGGAGCTAGCTACCGAGACCATGGTTAAGGTCAAAGGTTCTTTGATGAACAACGGTATCGAGAGCTTCTTCACTACTGTCATCTCCTCCAAGAAGATGCCCCTATCTCAGCTAACAGATACGGTGGCTAAATCTCCTCTGTTTACGATTACCGAGGAAGACGAGCTCTTGGGATTCAAATATGTATTCCAAACCCGGCTAACTAAGGAAACCGTTAACGAGCGGATCCGTAGTCCCATGGGAATGTGGCCAATCAATGAAACTTTCATTGATAATAATGCACAGAATGTGCTTGATAGGCTCCACGACTATTACAGCTAACCCTGGTGTCCCCAGAGGTTAGGGCAGTAGTGTAAGCCATGCCTGCGCATCCCATATCTCCCACTGTTTTGCGCGGTACTACTGCCCTATCCCCTGGGGATACTTACTTTTACGGAGACCAAGATGCCCGACGAACTACTCGATGAAAAAGAAACGGCAACCAAAAACCTATTAGCAGATTCTGTTATTTTAGGGATCATCGCCGTGGAAGATGCCATTGGTCGTACTCTTATTCAGTACCCTACTATGACATTACGGGAATTCACTGTTGTGCTGAAACAGCATAAAGAAAAGATCCATAAGCTCTAACGGAACTGGGTACTTTTATGCTACAATACATGTCCGTTTTAACTGATGAAGACACCGGTGCACAGACCTTGATATTCCAGTTTACGGAAGGGGAATTATCTTTTGAATGCCCCACTGGACTTTCTGCAGCAGAGGCTATTGGCGTATTTAAGGCCTTTGTTTCTGTAGCTGAAGATATCATCGAAAACGAAAAGACCATCCACTAACTACCCAGCTATTACCTTCGGTAATGCTAATCCATCCATTCATATAAGGAGACTATATATGTCCACAGAATGGGACCTGCCAACCAATGTCGAAACTACATCCATCGAGCGTGTCGGTGGTGGTTACGCTTGGGAATCTGGTGTCTATGACACCGTGGTTAAGATGGTATATCTTAATCAATCTGCGTCTGAAGCCGTAAGCTTCAATGTCATCCTGGAAAACCAGGCCGGCAAAGAGCTGAAGGAATCTTTCTGGATCAAATCCGGTAAGGCCAAAGGCAACAAGACGTATTACACCAAAGACGGCAAAGATTATCCTTTGCCCGGTTACTCAGTAGCTAACTCATTGTGCGTGGCCGCCACTGGCGAAAGCCTGGCCAAGTGCATGGCAACTGCTGAAAAGAAAACCATCAACATCTACAACCCCGAACTCAAGAAAGAAGCTCCTACAGAGCGTCCTGTATTGATGGGTCTTGCTGGTGTGAAGGTTAAGGTGGCTGTTCATCAGATCACCGAAGACAAAACTGCAAAGAATGAAGCAGGCGACTACGTGGCTACTGGCCAATCTCGCACTGTCAACGAATGCAAGTTCTTCGGCAATGAAGCTGGTAAGACCACTGAGGAAATCCTCAGTGACTCCGACGCCACCATGTTCGATAAGTGGGCCGAAAAGAATACCGGTACCGTTATCGACAAAACCACCAAAGGTACTGCAACAGGCGGAACGTCTGCTGCTGATATCATGGGTGGCGGTACAACCGCACCTGCTGAATCTGCATCACTTTTCGGATAATGCGGGTCTGCGGTATAGATCCAGGTAACAATGGAGCTCTATGTGTTTTGGATACTAATCGTCCAGGGCATGTAGAGCTACTGGATATCGCCAAGTCTACCACATACTTGATGACTCATTGGCTCCATAACCAAC